ACTCCGTGAAGCCGTCGCACAGTACCACCCCATCCTCATCAACGATCGACGCAACCTGACGCGATCTGAAGGCCTTCTCGGCCTCCTCCTCGGTGGCATGAGCTAGGTTCACCAGCTTCACGACCCGCCCAGCATTCCAGTCCGGAGTGCTCGCCGCGTCGTGCTGCTGATAAATGCTCAGAAAGTCACAAAATACGCTTTCCATACCGCTCCAGTGACCAATGTGGGAAAAACTTTACGTGTAACTGGACCGTAAAGTTAGGCGCCGTGCTCATAGCGGGCGAGCATCTTACGCAGCAAAGGCAGGCTTGCAATAAGGGGTATCCGTTTTTCGTGGTTGAAATCGGTCAAACCAGCACTCATGCATTGGCTCCTGTGGCCGCGCTTTGCACAGCGTTGAGAAATTGCCTCGCTTCGCGCTCTGTTCTAAAGGTCGGAACCTCTTCACACTGCACTGCTCCGGAGATACCGGGCCGGCGCTGAAATTCACCGATGTACCAATGGAGGTGGCGCCCCCTACAACGAACGCCATGCCGCGTCGTGTCGGCACCACGGGGGCCGGGGCACACCTGCAGCTTGCTAACATCACGGACCTTCAGCAACGAGGCCATCGCGATCTCCAGCTTGTCTGCACGAGACAATCGCATCGTTTTTCCTATTCAGTCCTTCCGCCGAATGGTCGGGAATGGGTAGCCGGCACGCCCATCGAACCACTCGCCATCAATCGTCCACTCACGTCCCGAAGTCGTCGTTACCTTCTTCTTGCCAACCTTCGTGACCGTCTCGATCGACAGTACGACGTGCTCCCGATCGAGCACTTCCACCGTGTCGCCAACAGAAAACGGTTTCGCCGGCGGTGGCGTAGGGATGTAGGTCAGAGTAGTTTGCATGTGTTTTCCCTTGGAGTTAGACAGGACTGCGCCGCGTGATGGTGCTGTCGCAGTCGTTGCGATCACCCTCGTTGAGCGTAGATAACGGGTCATCAGGCCAGTGGAAATCGTCCGGCATGCCGAGCCTGCGAAAGCCGTCGTACTCGTATCCAGAGCGAATCATTTCCCCGCAACGCGGACACGCCGCCCGTTGAAGGGCCTTGGACAGTACATAGTGACCGCACTCCAACGCAACGATCCGCTGCCCCGTCTTCAAGAAATGGGCCGTCCGCTGCGGTAGATCCGCGAACCAACCACTGTGCGTCTTCAACTGCTGGTGCTCGCCGGACAGCTTCTCAATGGGTTTTCGTGGCTTCGGCGCGATCGGCGTGTCAACCACGAAAAACGGATACCCGCAATAAGAGGGAGGTGTCCAAGCCATGCCGCCATAACCGCATCGTGCCTGGAAGACCCGCTACTCGGGCCGGGCAGACGCGCTAGCCGCGCGACAACCGCCGACAACGCCTCACGCGCACCCACATCCCCGCAAGCGGGGCCCCCTAGCGGCTCCGAACCAGCCCCGGCCACTCCTGACGCTAGACGCACCAACAGCTCGAGCTGATCACGCCTCATCGTCGTCTCCTCAACGCTGACGCAGCAACTGCGAACGAAGCAGCTTGGCAAACACCTCGTTCTTCGTGGTGTCCTTGAACTTCAGGTACTGGTCCAGGCCTTCGACCAGGTCAGCCGGAAGCTGCACCGTGACCGGCACCAGGTTATGGCGCGCACGGTACGCAGCCTGACGCTCGGCGGCAGTCATGGCCTGGCCGGTGGAAGGACGCCCGCGCTTCCGCGGCACCGGAAACATCTCCTTCGAAACTCGATCATGTGCATCACGCATATGGCCTCCTATGCAGAGACTCTATTATCGTCACTTGTTACGGAAATTGCAAGGGGATTTTTCCACTAGTAGCAGGGTTGCGATCGCCAGCGCCGCCAGCCGTCGCAAGCTCCGTCTGCCGTCCCTGTCCATCGCTCTCAGCCTGACGCGACGCCCCCCCCTGCATTTCCTCCGCCCGGTACGGATCGAACGGCCTGGAGGCCAACCAGGTGCGCGCCTGCACCTGGTCAAGACCGGCATCGGTGCCCTGCTGCGTGAAGGCCTGGCAGCGCTTCCCCATGCAGGCCACGCCGACCACACGAGGCATGGTCTTAACGTCCCTCAGTGCGCTATATGCAGGAGCACTCTCAGGATGGCCCGGCACCACTGGAACAAAGGCCGCAAGCTGCTCTGCGGCATCAGAAGAACGCACACCGGTATTAGCACTAGCGCCCACAACAGAACTGGCCGCGCCTGGCGCGCCATTGCTCGCAGAGATAACAGCATCGGGATGAACCTTTTTCTCGACCTGGTGGTAGACCCGCCAGATAGCCACCACCGCCAGGACAACAGCGACGGCCAAGACGATCATGGCGGGCGGAATGCTGTACTGCCGCTTGATGTGCAAGCTAGACGACTTGTAGAGCCCGAACGACGACTTCGGCAGCGCGAACTTCTTCTTGATCGGCGCGCCCTTGAAGGCCTCGGGATTCCCCAGCTCGGGCCACTCGTACCACCAACGACCGAGCAGGCCCACGTCCCGCAAATGGACGTGCTGGCCCACCAGCTTGCGAATGTGCGAGTCCAAGAAGCCAGGCGACTGCGTGATCAGGATGAAGGTCACGCCGGTATGGCGAACCGTCTCAAACGCCGCCACGTGATCCGGCACCCGGCTGGCAGCCGACCGAACCCGAAAGATGCGTTGCGCCTCATCGATGACAATCAGCGCATTCTCGGGAAAGGTGAAATACGGCAGATGCCGTTGATCCGGGTCTTCCGGGTCGGTGCGGTGCTCGGTCCAGTCCGCCACCGGCGGCAACGGAATGTAGGGCAGCTTCAGCTCGGGTATCCCCTGCTGGAACACCGGCCGCCCCTTCTTCACGGCCTCCGCCATCATCGAGACCGCCAACGCAGTCTTGCCCCCGCCAGGCGTCGCGGTAATGAGCGTAATCGGCTGTGTGGCACTCATCCCGTTACCCTCCCGAAACGCTTGAGCGTCAGGAGCGTAATGCGGGCGACGATGCCGCCGGCGACCACGCTCAACGCCGTGAAGAAGCCCGCAATGGCCAGGATCGACGCCACGGAGCCCGTCAGCCCGCCGAGCGACCCCTTCGCCGCACTAAACGCCGCCGACACTGCCGTATCCAGGCCCACAAAGGTCACCAGCCCGATGCCCAACGACACCAGGAGCTGGCGAGCCAGCGGCCCCACGAGGGCCATCAAAAACGCTGCAATCGGCATCACTCACCCCCTCCGCCCTGGCGGGCACCAACGACGATGAACGCGGCAGCCAGCCAGGCCAGCGCGATCACCAACGGTCGAACCATCGAAGCGAAGCTGCACACCGGCCCCCAGGGGACGGCGAACGAGAAGCCCCGCACCGAGAAGGTGCCAGTGGGGCACGAAGCGTTATCCGCGCCCCACCCGCCATCCGGCGTAATGGCGACGCTAACGGTGCTCTCTTTCAGATCGGGGGATTCCGGAATGTCGCCCTCCTCTGCGCAGCCCATGCGCGTCTCGTGCCCGGTACACGGGTCGTCTTGTTTCTCGGGAGGCTTCGGTGCATTCGTCGTCGGATCGGTAACAGGATTACCGTTCGAATCGACCTCTTGCTTGACAACATTAAGCGTAGCCGTCTTCCCATCAGAATTTGGCGTAATAACAGCGACGTCGCGATACCGCTTGCCCGTCACCGGATCGACATACGGATCACCAAGATTCACCGTCACCGGCGCAGGATTCGGGCTAACCGTCAACGGCAACGGAACCTTAAACGCCGACAGGTCCGTCACCACCTGGTCAGGGAGCGGATACGTCAACGCCTTGTTCCAATCCGCATCACCAGCCGCTTGAGTAAGCGGCGCATTCGGGTCGGGAACACAAGAACTACCAGAAGCGACATAACCAGAAACACAAGCAGCGACTGGGCTCGCGTTACCAGACCAGTCATACACCGTGTGACCAGTAGCGCAATCGAACGTGCCATCACCATGCGCCACGCACGAGAGCCCACCGCTCACGTACGAGTACTGCGCAGACACCTTCGCAAACTGCGCCGCACAAGCACCATAAGCACTCGCACCAGACGAGCCAGAGCAGTACCACATATGCCCGTTAAAACCCACATCGCCAGCACTCGGCGACCGCGACGGAACGCACCAACCACCCGGCTGAGTACAGGCTTGAATGCCAGCCTGCAGAAGGTATTGCGCAATCGCACTGGTCGCCAGCCCGATCGGATTCAAACGAATGGCAGCTAGGCCAACGGCAGCAGCACCGGAGCCAATACGAGCGACCGCCGGAATCTCGGCCACCACACCCGCCATGCGCGCCTCCATCTCGATCGAGGCAGCACCGCCATTCACAACCGTGCGCCCAATCGTCGCCCAGCCACCAGACACAGAACCGATATTCGGCGGAGGCGTGACCGGAATGGTCGACGCCCACCCCTGATTAACCGTTACCAGTAACGCAAATAATCCGACGAGGAATCGCATCACTCGCCCCCGCCGATCGACCAAAAAACAACGGTGGCCGGAAGGACCACCGCTAGGAAACCCGCCCACGTCCAGAAGTCCGTGACCAACATCAAAGCCCCCTACGTAACGCCACAATCGCCCAGGCCGCCGCCATCGCAGCCACCACGCCCCACCCGACCGTCATGCCATCCGTAAACTGTCCAGTCGTGTCACACACCGGGAACGACAGCGCAGGCGCCTGGGCGTCCGCCATCTGCGTCACGGTGCCGTCAGAGGCGACCACAGAACGACGAACGACCCACGTACCCGAGGACTGCACAAACTCAGATAGGTAGGTCGTCTGTCCCACGCTCTGACCGATGGGGGCCGCGCTATACACCGCGTCCGTCGCCTCCGCGTTGGAGGAGAAGCAACGAGCTCCAACCAGCGCCCCCGAGGCCATTACAGAGCCTTGCGCAGCATCTTGAAAGCGAAGATGCCGACGATCACCACCAGGACGGCGGCACCGACGGTAGCGGCATCCGTACCCGCGCCGGTCAGGGCCGTGGTGACGGACGGGTCAACGGCAGCGTTTGCAGCAGCAACAGCGCCGAACGAAGCAACACCAGCAGCAATCTTCTTGAGCATATGGACCTCCTAGAGAGGGTTGAGAAAGCCGCCGCACCGCTCAAGCGCGACGACCAGGGAATCAGCGCTTACGGACCGCCAAGCGGTACTTGGAGCCGAAGCGGAAACGATCGAGCCGTCGAGCGGCGCGAACGCTACCGAGGTACGCCAACGCACGCAGGACGGCGATCATCATTTGGTGGCCACCGGAGTCAGGCCGACGACCTCAGGCTGAAGGCGACCGTCACGAATCCGGAGTTCCATCTCCGGCGTGTACAAACCAGGCGCAACAGGCTGCGGATTCTTGAGAAACAGCATGTCGTCAAAGGCGCGGAACTCGCCTTCGTCGTTCTTGATGAAGCCAACCACCGCCAACGCATTCCACGCTTGACCGGACTTCTTCGACACGCCACCCTTAATCCTGGACTGGCGAATTTCCATTACAACGCTCATGTCAACCCCCACTAAGAAGTAGAAAGGTAGAAATTTCTACCGATCGAGACGAATGATACCCGTAGTGGTAAACCAGAGTCAACTAGGAAAGGAAGAAATGACAACAGACGACAAGCCGAAGAGCCTGAAGATCAAGAGGGAGCTACATCACGAGCTGGACAAACTGCGCGCCGAGCTGAGCGTCGGCATGGGAAAGATGGTGAACGCCATCCTCTGGGACGCAATAAAAAACGGCCCGAAGGCCGTTCTAAGGATGATGCACAGATCGGACGCTAAGCAGCCAGAGCAGGACGCTCCAGCGAATACCAAGATGGCGGAGCCGCCTCGAAAAGCGTCACCGTCTCGAACCGCATCGGCAAGCGCGAAACGTCGCAACGCTCGCTGATGTCAATGCCGTACGCCTTCAACGCCTTGCGGTAGCGATAGAAGGTATTACGCGGAAGCCTGGCGCGAAGGTCAACACCATTCCGCCAGGAAATTGCCAACTCTCCTAGACGGCCTGGAATCTCTTCGAACGCATCGACCGTCACATCACACGCCTTCAGCGGCGCGCTGAACTTACCAAAAATCACCTTGCCCACATTGATCACCTTGCCCACCTTGCCAACATAGGCCTCCCAAGCACCAACATAGTTGAGCCCGTTCTGCGCCAGGTAGCGCGTCTTCAGACTCACCTCGAACCGAGCCAAACCAACCCCGCGCACCCATTCCACCAGCTCGGGCGAGGCATGCACGTTCTTCACCAGGTCGCGATGCTTATCGTACAGCTTCGCATACCACCATTTCGAGCCCTCACCCCAGGTCACCCCGGAATCATAGCTCTTGCCCGCCTTGCTCAGCACGTGCATGCCGCCCATGTAGTGCAACAAACGGGAAAGATTCTCGGGCGAGCCCGCACAGTAGTTCTGCGTCAGGTCGACGCGCGTGATCACCGCGTCGTGCCGCATGAAACCGTCCGTACGCTGAAGCATCCCATTATGCACCCCCCAGGTGAACTCTGGCAGCCCCAGCGAGCGAAGAATCGCGTTAGCGATCCGCACGCAGTCGACCACCGGGTAGCCCCACACGTTGTCAGGCCGACCGAAGCGACCAACGTTCCCCGACAGCATGACGCGGCCCCCTTCCGCCTTGATCTGGATCGCGGTGTCGTAGGAGCCCTCGTGCTGGACCGTTAGAGCCGTTGTGAACTCCGTGAAGCCGTCGCACAGTACCACCCCATCCTCATCAACGATCGACGCAACCTGACGCGATCTGAAGGCCTTCTCGGCCTCCTCCTCGGTGGCATGAGCTAGGTTCACCAGCTTCACGACCCG